AAATGTATAATCTCCTATTGTAAAAGTATCCTCTATATCCACAAAACCTATATCTTCAGATATTAATTCGGTTTCATATTCAAAACGCACAGGAGAATTGTTTTTATCTACTAAATTGTAGTTTTCTATATAATTACCATACATTAGTCTGTTGCCCATAATTGTTTGAGCTTTAGCTAATAAAGGAACGTTGTCATATAATCTAAGAAGTTCTGACTCTGGAAGTATTGTAAATATTTTACTATTTCTAAAATTAAAAGTATAATTAGTATTATCTGCTAAACCTAGTTCAGATTTTTTTAATTTTTCAATTACCTTTATAATAGTACCATCACTATCCTTAAACAGTAAATCAATTGCAGTAACTAAAGGTCCTCCTGAATTATATGTTATAACGGCAGTATTGTACCTATTAATAGCACCTTCATTTAAAAAAGATTCTGGACTAAAATTAAAAGCTTGAGGTTGAAAAGCTGCATCTGTAAATTGTGAAACTGCAGAATACTCATCATCTTGGTATTCATATCTGTAAGCAAAAGATATAAATCTTTCTTCTAAGAAATTTTCTTGTCCACCAGGCGTGGTTGTCAATTCTATTTTAGGTGCTTTTGCTGGTGGTTTTTTTATAACTAGCAAAGATTCTTTTAAAAGGCTTGCATTCCCACCACCATCAACTAAAGGACTACCTGAAGGGTCTTCGTAATTTCTTAGTATATTAAGAAACCTTGGAGGGTTATAATCATCAGTCCAAAACAATAATCCATCAATAACATTAACGCCAGTTATTAAATGTTTATCATCAAAGTTTAATACTGTTTGTGATGATGTACCTCCATCAGAAACACTTATTACTAAATAGGATAAAATGCTTGTTACTACATTAAACGAAACAATTAAGTCTAACTTTCCTGAAGGACTTGTAGAACCAAACGCAGGGTCAGTTACAAACCAATACAAAGTGTCATTAGCACCATCATCTACAGAACCAATACACTTTGCTTGGTTACTTAGAAGAACCCCTCCGTATGATAAGCTAGTAAGCTTAGTATTTCCTTTAGAATTTTCTACTGCTCCAATCTCTGTTGATTCAGATGATCCTAACCTAACATTTACTGCATCAATATATTGTCCGTTTGGAACGAGTCTCTCGTCAACGGACTTATTCATTTTACCTGCTACGAAGTTTCTTGAAAGTTTAGCCATATTATTTTATCCACTTGTCTCGACCTCTCAGATTCATTAATAATCTTCCTGGGTGTATATTGCTTAATCTTATTTTTGCGTTTCTTAGAAGTGCTGATTTAGATTTTCTTGCTCTATTTACTATATATTCTTGAACTCCTAATTTACTACCTAATATTTGATAGCTAATATATGCGTACACATAATCTTCAAATAGTTTATTTACAGTTATTTGTGTGTCATCTCCACCTTCCATGCCATCAGAAATGTATTCCAATATACAACTTTCGTTAGCCATAGTAGAATCAAAATTAATTACTCCTGTTTTTTTATCAATTCTAAAAGTAGGATTAGCATTAGCAGTCTCTGTATTAAGACCAAACCTAGCACCCACTGCAAAGTCGAAGTACCAACATCCTTCGTACTCATATCCTAAAAATCCATTATATGGACTTAAACTGTTTAAATAAATACTTGGTTGCTGACCTGTAATTCTTGCAAAATCTAAAGGTGAGTATTGAGGTTGTATTGCTTTTCCATCTTGGTCAAAAAGTATTCTAGCATCATTGGCTTGTAAATAAGCTCTAGCTGAATTTACTTGAATGTTTTCTACCATAGGTCTAATAACACCATCTTTATAATAAGATATTCTAACCCAATTTACATAATCAGAAGGTAGTATAAATCTAAGTTCTTCAGAAACTGTAAGTTGTAAAACTTTTATTTCTTTAAACGCATCATAGTTTAATTCTTGAATAGCTCTCTTTGCATGAAAAAGTATCTTGTATCTTTCTTCATTGTTTATCAAAGAATGATTGCCTGAATACATTAATTGATAGTTTACAACTATATCTTGCAATGATACATATTGGTATGATCCCCAATTAGCATCCTCTGGAGCATTCCCTCCATTCTCGTAATATTCGTATTGACTAATGTATGACATAATTATTTTTCGCTATTAATTTCAGCAGACTCTTTTGCTCCTGCATATTGTACAACTGATGCTTCACGTATTGATACTCCTGCATACTGTAAAATTTTCATTGTTAAATCCGTAGCATCATCTGGAAACAATTCAAAGTCTTGATAATCAGGTTGTGATTGGTCAAAGACTGGTTCATTATCATTACCTAAATCTATATAAGTCCACTTAGGAGGTTTAGGATAGCGTATGTATTGACAAGTAACAACTGTTCCTAATCCAGGTGTTGGATATAATGTAGCAACATTTCCTTCAGTTGTATAAGCAGGAAACATCAAAGATGGTGCAGTTAAAAGAGACATATTTAATAAAGTAATTTTACTTTGCTCCACTCTTTCAACTTCTTTAATAGTGTTTCCTTTATATATCTTGTAATCTAATGGAAAAGTATTTATAACATTAGGTGTAACACCTAGTTGTATATTACTATCAATACTAGTTACTGTAACATATGTAGGAACTGCAGCAATTAATACAAAAACAATATCTCCCACTTGAACACCTGATGATGTAAAGTTCGCATTCGAATCTATTATTTTATTTTGTCCACCAACTGTTCCTGTAGTAGTTCCAGAAGCCACTAAAGTATTATTAATAATTACTTTATTAATTAAGTAATAATCTGAACCTGTTGTAGCTAACGAAGGTAAATTATACTGTGTATAATTTGGTGCTATTGGTGTTAATGGCGTAGTTACAGAAAAGAAATCTATAACTTCTACGTAACCCTTTTTTATATCAGCATATCCTGTTCCAGAAGTTCTTTGGTTTTCTTTGTTAACCTGATAGTTATATGCATAAAAATAATCCTCAAACAAATCCATTTGAGCTTGTTGTGCATATAGATTAAAATCTTGTGGAGAGATGTAGCCATAGTTATTTTTGTTTAATACGGCTAAAACTGTATTTCTAATATCGTTTATCATCCTAACTATTATTTACACAAAGATAATCAAAAAAAAAAGAGGTCTTAAAAAAGACCTCCCTACTTAATGAATCACAAAAAAAATCATTATTAACTAACTATTCCATTAAGTTCTCTAATACTTTTAATGCCTCAATTCCTTCGTCAGATTGGAAATATGATGACACTATATAAATTGGGTCTTCTCCAAAAGGTATTACACATAGTCGTGTTTTGTTGGTTTTGGTAGAAAACCACACTTCTTTGTTTTTATTTCTGTACTTAATAAGACCTTGCTCGAACAACTTATGTACAGTTGCTTGTAGCTTTAATACAGGGTCGTTTATAACCGACATGAAATCTTGAGGTTCTCTCTTAGCATAAACTAAGATATCTCTCTTCATCTCATCCGTACTAATTCTAGATGGGTCTTTTTGAAACAATACTCTTGTTAAGGTTTCTAGTTGCGATATAGATAAAGAACGAGCTTCTATCATTGCATCAAGCTCTATGTTAATGCTTTCAACAATCTCTTGAGCATCTTTTGCATTATCTAATTCTTTAAACTTAACTCCATTGTGTGGGTGAACATCTAAGAATCTTTGTAATACCTGGTTAGATTTAGGTACTCTTAAAAATCCATCTTCAAAAACAACAGGCTCTATAATTGCATTACCATCTTGCTCATCCACAAAAGGTGAAGCTTGATTTCTAGCATAACGTAATTCTCTGTTTATTCCTGTTTCAGGGTCAACCCAAAGTAATGGGAATCTTCTAGTGTGTCTAGTTGCAAGCATAAAAGATAAAGGTGCTGCATTCCTTGTTAACTTGTAGACTTTGTCTACTCTTTGTACTGTAGTTTTCATTTGATAAAATTTAATTTAATTTATAAAAAAGGAGTCTCTTTGAAGAGACCCCCTTTCACTTGTTGGTATTCTTAATCTTGGAAGATGAAGAAGTTATTTGCACCTAAAGTACAAACTGCTCTTTCACTCAAGAAGTTTACTTCCATCGCATCTAAGTCAGATGTTCTTGCACCACCAGCAGAACCAGTAATCCAAGTTTTGTAACGTCTGTCTTCAGTTTCAGAAGCTCTGTATCGAACATGTAAGAATGGTCTCTTAGCGTTCTTTCCAAGGATTTGGTCATAAACAGTTGTAGAACCTGCAGGTACTAACAATCCGTTGATGCTTCCTGTACCATCAACTCCCCCACGCATTGTTGGGTCGTTTAAGTATTTCCAGTCAGACTTGTAAAAGTCATAACCTCTACGGAATCCTGTGAATCCTAAGTTAAGTGCCATCTCCTCATCATTGTCAAAAAGACCATAAGAAGTTCCACCTGCTCCATAAGAGTTTTGAGCTGCTAACATATCATCGATGTCAAATCCAAAGTCTCTGTTCAAGAAAATTACATTCTCTTCAATAGCACCTTGCTTGTCTAAACGTGAAATGATTGCGTCAAAGTCTGCTAAAGCATTAGGGTTTCCACCTGCCCACACATTACCTCTGTTTTGTACTACATAGAATACACCTTCAGACCCTTTGTCTCCAACTTGGTCAGATGTAGTTTGTGTTACAACACCAGAACCTGCTTCAGCAGGAACTGCTTCAATCATTGCAGTTTCTAAATAGTCATCGTAACGTAAACGAGTTTCGTGCTCAGACTTCAAGTACCATAAGTAACCTGTTGCTCCATTTTCAGTAGTAACCTCAATCCATCCGATTTGAGCCATATCAGAACCTGATACTGCATACTTATCTTTGATGATAATTGGAGAGTTTTCGAAGATGAAATCGTCAGCTTCTAATGAACCTTGCATTCCATTTGTTCCTTTCTTAAATTCAGAACCATAGATGAAAATACTTGCATCAGCATTTCCTAATCCTGAACCACCTGTGTAACCACCTGCATCGTAGAATGCAACAGTGAATTGGTTGTTTGCAAGGTCAACTGCTATAACAATAGCCTTAAACTCACCTGAACCATCGTTGTTTACAACAACAACTGTCTGACCAACTCTGATTGCAATCTGAACTGTTGCACCAGAACCTGGCTGAACAGTTGAACCTGCAGGGTTAAGTACATCATTCACTTGGAAAATTGCTTCTCCACCTGCTACTACTGCAGCAGTACCACAATCAACGTACTTGGTGTGTAATCTTCCTTGCTCTGCCCATTTGATAAGGTCTGAGTTAGAAGGCATTTCTGCTCCTACCATTCTAATGAATGAGGAGATTGTTCTGTTACCATATCTTTCGAATTCTTTTTCGTAAGTATCTGGTAAATACTGATTCAAAAAGTTGAAGTCAGTAATATAATTCGAAGCCAAAGGTGTTTGATGCGAACTTGGTTGCAAATCAAAACCTGGCGTAGCTTGGACTGATCCTGCCATAATTTTTATTTTTTTAAATTAATTATTTTCTTTTTATACTTCTAATTTTAAGTCCTTTTCCACTGTCTGTGTTTAAAGACTTAAATTGTGTTCCTCCTTTGCTTGTCACTTCTGGTGCTCTACGATCAGACATATTTATATTTTTTGTCTTACGCATCACATCTTCTGTGGCATTAGCTTTACCTTGCTCATAAAAGAACTGGGCAAATTTTTCAGGATTCTTTGCAATTGCTACACTCTTATGAAAACCTGCAGAATCTTTTAAAAGACCATTGTCATCTAAATACTTGGTTGCCCAACCACCTGGATTCAACGCATTCTTTTTTAGTTCTTCTAAACTTCCTGGAGAATATGTTAATGTATCTTCACCTATCTTAAATTCAAAACCTTTGAACTCTGGTGTAAATACCTCTAACGTTTTAGAGTTAAAAACCTCTCTTTTTCTCTCAGTCTCTTCTTCATAAGACTTCGCATTTGCGATGTATTGCCTATAGCCTTCCATTTCTTCATCAGAGACATTTGAAGTCTGCGTTCCCCTTGACTCAAGTGGTTGCTTATACTTCTCTTGCATTTCTTTAAAGTAATCTTTTGCTTTAGCAATAGCTTTTTTCTTCTTTAACTTAATTTTTTTTACATCTGCCTCTTCATCTAAGTCTTCATCAAAAGAATAATCATCCATTAAAGTTTGAATATCTTCTTCATCCAGACCATCTTCCGTAGCACGTAAATAATCTCTAAGTAAAGAATCAGGGTTTACCTCATCAAAATCTTTTTGTAGTTCTACAAAATCTTTGATTCCTCTCCCTGTATCTTTTTTATATTTAAAGTAAGCAGCGACATCTTCAGGTAATTCTTCCTGAGTTTCTCGCTGACTCATTAACTCATCAAATGAATTAATTTCTTTATTATATCTTTTACCAATATATGAAAGAACGTCTTTCTCGTTTAATTCAGCAGGCTCTTTTATCTCATCAGGAGTAGCAATTACCTCTTTATTTTCAACAAGGGTATTATCTACTTCTTCTTTTTTTGTTTCAAGACCTTCTTCATGTTTATCTAAAAGCTCTTGTTCTACCTGTTGTACAGACTTTTCTTCTCCTACTGTTACTTCTTTTACTTTGAATTCCATATGATTAAATTTGATTATTACAAATATAAGAAAAAAATAATACCGATTTTAGACATTATCTAGGCTCAAACTCAGCTAGATCAAATCCATCTAAACTGTCTTCATTAGATTCAAATCTTTGTGGTGGTAAATTATTTTTTCTTTGATTTATTAGTCTTGACTGTTCTTGATTAGCTTGAGATATTCTAGCAGACTTTGCACTTTCTCTTTGAGTTTCTCTTTGGGCAAGTGCTTGTTCTGAAATGTCTCTTAACTTCATATTATAATCAAACTCTTCAGCCATTAATTTACTTTTGAGCATAGCCTCATTATTTTGCTTTTCAATCTCAAAGGCTATCTCAGCTTGCTTCAATTGCATCTTACCTTGTATCTCAGCTTGTTGCTTTTGCATCTCCATCTGTGATTTCATCTCTTGTGACTTTAATGCTTGTTGAGCTTGCATTGCTTGAGCTTGCATTGCTTGTTGTTGCTGCTGCTCTTGTAATGCTTTACGTTTTACTTTAAGTAATTGATTAGCAAGTTTGATGTTTTTTATTTCTCTAATATCAATAGCATCTTCTAAATTAATATCACCCTTAGATAATGCCATCTGAATATTAGCTTCTAGTTGAGCTTTTTGTTCTTCATCAGGAGCTACTTCAATAAAAATACCAAAGTCATAAATATACAAGTCTTTAATATCCTCAAGTATACTTATATTATATTTACCTATAGCATTAGCAAAATCATCTTTAAAATCTGCATACTGTAAAATATCTGCAACTCTGTATGTTATTGCTTCAGCTAAACTTCTATATATGTATAACGAACCATCAAGTATATGTCTAGTTGCTACATTAGAATTTAAAGCAGCTAATTTTTGTAAGCCAACCAACGAGTTAGGATCAGGTGAAGATGCATCTCTAGCTTCATTTAATCCAGTTACTTGCCTTATCATATTTAAATAATGATTATAGTTTCCAATAAGCATTTGTGTTTTACTTGCACCTGAGCTAGATTGTAATTCTTTAATTGGAACTTTACCTTGATTATAGTCTCCATCTTGCGTATAGCTTCTACCTATAACAGAACCTGTTTGGAAATATAATCTCAAAGCATCTTCAGGATTATAAGCGTTACCTGTCCCAAGGTCTACTTCATTTAATCCATCAGCATCAATATATACTCCATCAGGAACAACTCTTGAAATTACTTGTTGTAGTTTTAAGTGTGTTATCTGTATCAAGTCTGCAAATGGAATCATACGTCTAGTTAAAGACTCAATAACACCTTTGTACATTCTTGGAGCAACTGCTACGTAGTTTGGCAATGCATGTTGTTGAGAAGATTTAGGTCTTACCATATTTTCTGCAAGCTCCCACTTTAGTAAAATATTTGTACCCATAACCATGATACCATCATACCATACATCAATAGTTTTTTCTATTTTTTCAAACCTTCCTTCTTCCATCATTTCCATTGGAGGATTGAATTGGTCATCTTTCTCTATTATTTTTATTCCTCCGTTTTCTAATATTTTTTTCTTATACACTACTTTTTTGGTAGTCTTATAATTAAAATACATAAGAGTAACAGTGTCTCTATAGAAAATATCATTTTCGTAAAACTGAGCTACATTGTAATAGTCATACCAACTCTGAGAGTATTTAGATATTTCTTCCAAATCTTCTTTGGTTAATGACTGATCAATCTTCATCAGTTCAGTGATGGGTAGTGTTTTAATTTCACCCCAATAAAAGCAATCTTTAAAGTGAGGGTCTTCAGTGTAACTATATACAATATTTGCAGGGTCTACATATTTAACTTCAACACCTGCACCTGGTAAAAACTCATGTTTTGTACAACCTATTCCTAAAACTGTTAAATCATAATCAACTCTTTTACGAATATCATTGTAGTGGTTTTCTGCAAAAATAGTATTGATTGCTTCCTCTTCAGCAATTTCAATAGCAGGCTTATATTTAAGCTGCATGTATAAGTTTAATTCTTCATCTGTTTGAGGAAGGTCATCAGGATTCATAATGAAAGGATCAGCTCCAGTTTCTTTTTGAACAATCTGAAGAACATCTTTAGCTGCTGCTTGACCTTGTATCATATCTTGATACTTGCTTCTTTGAGATTGAGACATAGCATCTTCTGCATATGCTTTTACATCAAACAACCTGTCATTCATTCCATTAACAACGACATCTACAAATTTAGGGATAATAGGAACAGGTGTCCAATCTAGGTTCAAGTAACTTAAATCACCATCCACTGCAAGTTCATTTTTATATTTAGCTACCGACTGTTCACCTCTAGCATAAAGACGCAACCTGTAGAAATCTCTCCACTGATTATAATATCTGCATTGGTTGCCATCTTTCTTAAACCATTCGTATTGAATAGCCTGACCTATTTGTAAGCCAAATTCATCTGATGCCTTTTCACTATCAGAAACAAACTGACTTGGAAACCCAACAGAGGAAACATTTATTTTTACGTCTTTCATTTATCTAATTATTTCACTACGATTTCCTTTATTGTTATATCTAGCAAAGTTAACAATAATATTTGATTGTTTTTTTTCAGGTTGATAAAGGTGTCTTTGGCAAGCCATTACTGCTAAACCTGAACTTATAGACGCATCAAACTTAGTTCTGTTGCTAATGTCAAACTTTGCCCAATCTTCTAATGTTCTACTAAAAGGCATATAACCCATTTCATCTTCTTTAACTAATCCTATGTATGATTCAATATAAGACTCAATAGCTGCTGCGTGAGCTTGTTTTACTGCTTCACTTGAGTTAGGTATACCCCCAAGTTCTTTTTCTGTCTTAGAAAGCTTGTGTTTAAGTTTATCAGGTCTATTAATACTAAACCCTCTATATCCTCTATTCTTAAAATGATACAATAATCTAGGTTTATTATTCTCTACTAATATAGGCATTCCATAAAACACACATGCCATCAATACTTCCTCAAAGAATATTTCGGCAGTTTGAGGTCTTGCTACATACTCTAAAAAAAACTGATTACTAGGAGCATCATCCATATTAAACTTGGTTAAGCCATGTAATGCACCATTAGATGCTCCACCTCCAACAGTACCTGAGATATCATAACTATCACAACCAAAAGCACCTACATGTTCATTTAAAGGAAAGAAATCCCCCCTAGCATTTTTCTTGTACCTATTCTGCATATTCTTTTTAGGAAGCCAACCTACTAAAAATCTTCCCCTGTTGTTAGGAGTCCATACTACTTCAGTGTCTTTGATTCCATTCTTCCAGGAGAAAGAGCCACGAGTTGTATGGTGTTCTTGTATAAGTGAATCATTGTAGTCTATCTGCTGATATATACGTGTAAGATTAAACAATGACTGTTTGCTTTCATCCCTAAACGCATGAGATTCAGTACGAGGGAATTGTCTGTAAAACTCATTTAATGCGTCAGGATCATTCTTTAAACTTTCAACTTCGTTGTTCCAGTAATCTATTACATCATCCATAGGCATGCCATAATCATCTATATAACCTTCAAAGTTCCACTCCATAGGAATGAAAAGTGAATATAACCCACTTTTGGTTTGACCATTATTACTTCTTTCATGTGGATTAGAATCGTAATACAATTTTTTAAACTCTTCACCTCCTTTACTAAGTGCATTTGATGTTGAACCCATCATACACTTGCCAATAATTCTTCTCCCCAATCGTAAACAAGTTTTTGTAACACGATAATTATTTAGTATGTTGTTAGGCTTTAGCCATTTACCACTCTCATCATGAGCTAATAATAAAAGTTTTTCCCCATCATAAGAGTTGTCATCTGTATTCTTCCAGTCAATGGTTGTGTCAAGACCTTCCATCTCTTCATCATCAACATTATACATGTTCTTTTTTGTAATCTTTGATGCAGGTATTCTAAAAGCTAATTCAGTTTTTGGTTTATCCATACCATCCTGCACAGGTTTAAAAAAGAAAGGATAGTTTCTTACAATTGGAACAACCTTGTCAGTAAACATTTTTTTCGCATCAGAACCAGACTTAGATAATATTCCTATACGAGAGTTTTTAGATATTGTTCCAACATTTGCACATTCTTCAGATGCCATATATGAAAAACCTGAACGTCTGATTTTTAAATATATCATACCAAAGCATCGAGGGTCTGCTTTACATGCCTCCCAAAAAATATAAAAGATTCTGTTAGCTTCCCTAAAATCTGGATAACCCACATCAATCTTTGTCCATTGAAGGTACATATAATGTGATCCAGTTATATATGTACTATTGTTATTGTTTACAAACCAATAGCCTTGTTCTCTTTTGTCAAACTCACTTTCAATATAGTCTACCCATTGAGCTTTGAAAGTATTAGGATGTTCATTCCATTGGAATATAGATTGTATTTTTAGAATTGTTTTTGGTGGCTCTTTTCTTTCCCACTTATTATTGTCTCTTTGAAGAGACTCTGGAGCTTTAGGTAATCCAATTTTAAGTCCGTTAATTTCATATACCTCACCGACCTCTCCTGTTTTTGATATTACAACAACATCATACTTTTCATCATAGCCATATTGCCATGACCTATTCCTATTCTTTTTTTTAAGAATACCTTTAGGTATGTAGTTATCTACAACTCTGTATAAACTATGAAGACCTTCGTTCTGCAAATCCTTGTTTAGTATCTAGTTTACTTGGACCTCGTGCTTCGATTTCCATTAAATTTTTTTCATTCTCTATCCTAGTCAGTATATCGAAAGCATCAAATATAGCTAACTTCTTAGTAGCTGCAGCATTCTTTAGTCTATCAGCAGCTAACTCATCTTCAGGGTCTGGCTTAATTATATCCTCCTTAGCAACTTTAATTAGTTGCTCTACGGCTCTCATTCCTGCCTGAATAATATTCTTCTTTAAAGTTTGTGGGTCTAGTGCCATTTGGATTATATTTTATTCTTGGTCTTTTTTTTCTTTTAGGCTTGTCTTTCATAATTTAATTGTTATTTGATGATCAAACATTCGATAAAGTTTTTCACCATCCACTTCAAACTCATACTCGCTTTCTGGTTTAAAACATATTTTATCTCCTGGATTCACATTTTGTGAACGCAAATACTCATTGCTATATTTTATTTCACCCACCAAAGGCTCTTCGTTAGTATTTTTATATAGATAATAATCTTCAGTAGGAACAGGTTTTGTAAAGCAATACCTTCCATTAGTATTCCATTGCTTACCATCATGATACATATAAAACTGATCAGGCTCAACAAAAAACAAATCGTTCATAAAATAACTTCTACCACTTTTTCTTCTTCCCTGCATGTCGTTATAAAATTTAAAAACATTGTGATGAACTAAAAGTTTATCTCCTGGTTTAATAGGACCATTATACACAATAGGTGTGGCTACCACCTCAGCAATACGATTAGATGCTTTATGATTTTCTTCTGAGGTGCTTGTTATAAAATCTACTCCACCTATATTTTTTGTGTTGTTATATCTTTTATTGTCTAAAGGAGTAGTGATAAATAGGTAAGGTGATTTCATTAGAAGTTAATATTATATTCGATAGATACAGGCATATTAATAAATTGTTTCCACAAAACAATTTCTTTGTTGTATGTAGATTCAATCCATACTTTAAAGGCATCCATGTTTTCATCATATCTTATGTGATGTATTTTGTAAGTGCCTTTTAATATTTCTTGCCCAACAACATAATGCATAGCTCCTCCTTTGTAATCAGGACCAACTGCTATCTTACGAATATCATTCATTTAATTAGATTTAATTTATACAAATATAATCAAAAAAAAATACCCCTGAATTAACAGAGGTATTCTAAGCGAAGAGGTGACGCTAATTGCCCACATCTCAAGGATGTGAGGCTAATTGCCCACATCTCAAGGATGTGAGGCTAATTGCTCACCTCGCATATTTTAAAAAAATCTTGCAGCAGGACCATTAGAGCCTTGAGTTAGTGTGTAATTAGTTACAACTTTACGATTATTGCCATCATATTGATATTTTAACATTAATGCATTTGATAAATCTCCAAATATATATGGCAACTCATGGTTTGTGTTTGTCCATGCAGGGTTTGGTATTCCTATAGCAAATTTCATTATAATTTGTGAGGTACAAAAATCACCTGGATTATTATATGGATTTATATTAGCAGCAGGTCTTGTAACTGAAAATCTTGTACCCCAAAAATCGGATGTTGTTGTCGCAGGAAGTGATGTCACTTCTATTGGATTTACGATATCAAACAAAAATCCTAAAGGATTAAAAGGAACTTCAATATATGTAGTAGGTCTTAGAGAAGCAAAGTCAGTTATCAATGACCCTGTCTTAGCTATCTTTAATTCACTGTTTATATCCCATTCTGTTGGAATAGGAAATAACATAGTACCATTTTGGTTAGTTTGAAAAGTTGATGCCCAATTACTACCTGGGAAATTAGTTCTCTGATATGCTCCATTTTTATGAGAAGGGTGTACAAAATTTGCCCTTTTCATAATATACACCTGTTCTGTATTTTTAACTCTTTGCTTTTTATATCTAAACATAAAAAGCCTAGGATTTTTAGTTAACCAATCTGTTTCAGTTGGTTTTTGCATAGCAACAAAAGCTTTGTTATTTTTTGTAGTTGCATCAACATATGGTCTTTTTAAAACATACA